TACCAACTTTCTCTTTTAGCGCGCCAAGCATCTCGGTCTCTTTCTTGCTTATCTTTTGGCGCTGGTATATTTACTTTTTTCTTTTCGGGTTCTTTTTTCTTCCCTGCTTGATGATATGCATATGCATCATCACCTTGAGCAAAAGCTGCTCTTGCATCATCTTGCGCATCTTCCGTTCTATCAGCAGCAGCACTTGCGGCTTTTGCGGCTGATCCTGGTTTATCGCCTTTCTTAGGGTTCTGCTTTCTATCAGCATAAGCATCGAATTTTCTTCCTCGCTTTGCTCCTGCTGATGGCCTTGGATCTGACGCTGTACCGTCACTTCTGTCTACTCCTGAAGCGGCTCTATCTGCCATTGCAGCACTTATTTCATCGACAGGTTCAATATCGGTGTTATCTTCCTTTTTAAAAGCTGTATTCCGTTGGTTGACATCGACAGCGGCACTGAATTTTCCGGCTTGTTTCTCTCTCTTTGCTGCCTTTTTACCGTGGAATCCTGTGTCTGTTCCTCGTCTTTTTGCCCAATCTTGTGCGTCTCTTTGTAATGCAGCATCCTTCTTTGCTGCACCTGCTGCGCGTTGTAATATACCGCCGGGTTCTTTTGAGAGTTCATCAACAACTTCTCCTGCTCTTGCCCTTTTAAGCTTAGCTTGAGTTTCTGGAGAAGAAGGAGTTTCTCTAGCCTTCTTCCTTCTCTCTGATTCTTTTCTTTTATTATCATACATATCTATGCCGGATGAATCAACTTCATTAACTGATGTATCATTGGCGTTATCTTCAACAGGAGCGATTTTCTTTTCCAGAATCTGTTTAACATCTTCAGCTGTTATCGCACTATAATTTGCGGGATAATATTTTGACCAATCCATTACTTGCTCCTACTTGCAATTATTTTAGAAAGAATTTTATTATATCTTTCTGTTTGTTGTATTCTTTTTTTATCTAACTCTGATTCCAACTCCTGTCCCGGAGTCAAATCTACGCAGTATCTTTTATATTTATCTGTTCCGATTTCTAACTGTTGGCCTTCTCCGGCCCGTTCTTTATTCCATTCCTTTAATCCAAGAAGCTTTTGTAATTTATTGCTAACAGGATCTTTTAAATCAACTTCATTTACAGGTAATTTATCTACCATTTCATGTAGATATGAAAAATCCGCCCTGTTAAAATCAATCATTCCAGATCCTTCATCTAATACTACAATATAATCATTTGTCTTTTTGATGTTTTCTCTCAATTTCGAAAGTTGCCAAAGCCGAGCCCTTTCTGTTATCTCTGTAAGACTATCAAAAAACTCATTACATTCTTTTAAACATCCTTTAATATAATCAACTTCTCTTGAGCTATACGGTAACGTTTTAATATATTCAAATATTTTAGCAGCCTTATCATCTACATGATATACTTCTCCTTCAAATTCAACTTTTTCTATCCATAGAGATTCATCAACATCCGTCTTCGGCAACGTGACGGGCTTTTGTTTTGGCATCATTTTACCTATAAAAGCATTCGACTGTGCTGTGCTATCCTTCTTACTCGGACTAGGTAATTTCTTAGTCTTCCATTGTGGTCGCTTTATATCTGCATTGGGAACACCAACGTGATCAAGTTTTTCTTTTATCTGTTTTTCCATAACACTTAGTTTCATTTGTTTTCTTAATGCTTGATACAAGCTTCTTTTATCTCTTTCGCTTAAAGTATCTGGTAAACCCGTTTTAAATGCGTCGAAATCGCTATCTACAGCAAGAGATCTTAGTTTAGATGCTGACATACCGGAAGCGTCATCTGCATCGGGGTCTCTTTCACCAGCACTTTCTACATCTATCTGCTTAAAATTATAAAAACCATGAGGCTTATCTTCAACATTATTATATTGAGGTAATAGCTTTTTAAATTGATTTACTCTATCACTACCTACAATCATAACAACATGTTCGAATCCTTCATCATGTAATAATGAAAGAACTTGCAATACATCTGCAGGTTTTTTATTTGAATAATTGAAAATGTTTTGACCCTTTACTTTGAACATTTTCTTCATCCATTTGATTTTTTCTTTATAATCTAATGGATTCTTTTTTTTATCCTGCGTGGAACTTGCGAAAACAAATGCATCTGATCTATTTCGTTTAGCTACAGTCGCTACTTTATCAACCAAAATCTCATGCCCGATAGTGGGCGGATTAAATCTTCCAAAAGTAAATACAGCGGTCTGTAAATTTCCTTCGCGTAATCTGGAGAATGTTGTCATTCTTTCTCTTCGATCTCTTTCTTGAGTTCTTGTTCTGGATTTACAACTTTAGTTATATAAGCATCAGCAACGGATTTATTCGCGCTTTGCTCTTTCATATCTGTAACTTGTTTTTGATCCCATCCAGCCAGGAATCCTTGGGCTTTTTTATCTGCGATTCTTTTCACGGATTGTGCTAAATTACTATACTCTCCTGAAAAAGGACCATCACCAAAATAATTAATCTTCTCAGCCACTATGTTCTCCTATTTCTTTAATTAAATATGCTTTAGTTTTTCGTCTATCCAATTCAAGACCAATAGTTCTTCCATATTCCTCTAGTTCACGTTTATTCATCAACTTTAAAGGTTTAGTCGGAGGATGTTGTTTTGATAATTGTTCCTGTGCTTGAAACAACATATCTTCATCTTTATCACTCCTGTGATCTTTTCTTGGTGCACCTTCTGGCCATCCTGCTAACCATGAAGTGAATCTTGTCCATAATGACATTTTTTCTCCTATTTCACCGAACCATTATCTATATATTCTTGAAAATGATTTAAATTATTTAATAGATTATCTAATCCATTATTTTTTATAAATGTTGTTAAAACTTTCCCCTTTAATGCTATTTGAGGAACTGAATGCACACCAGTATGTTCTGGGTGCTTAACAAACATAAAATTTACATTATCTCCCATAGGTCTTTGTATAGTACAATTTAAAACCTTTGGCGATGTTAAAAATATGATATTTGTGTTTTTATAACTAAAATCGATTTTCAAATCTAAAATATTTAAATATGATCTCGCCAAACATATAAAAACTATATCATACTCATTCGTTGTTATCAACTTATCTAATGTTTCTCGTACTTTCGTATCTCTACCGAATCTAACAGCATCACGTTTATCTATGCTATTATAGGAATTATTATAATGATTAATTTTAGTAAATCCTTCAATTAACCCATAACCAGCAGATAAAATATAAAAATCTATTTTATTTTTATATACTTCATTAGATTCAAAAAGCGTTGTTCCTTTTAACGGACTATCTAAGAATTTCTTATAAATTCTCATTTCTTTGCCATCATATAAATCTATGGCACTTTGTTTATTTTCTGATAATCGTTTAGATTTAGAACATTGAGCTACTATTAAAATCTTTTTACCAGTTTCTTCAATTTTTGGTAATTCAAAATCTAATTCTTTATACCCATTAATAAATTCTTCATATTTAATAGCTCGACTATCTTGATACGCCTTTGTAGTCTTTTTTGCTAATTCCTTATCATAATAAAAAGTTTCAACATCTTCATTTCCAGTATAAACAAAATATCGTTCATCCTTAATATAAAAAAAATCTCCCGCGTCTCCCAGAGTGGCTCTTTTCGGATTATTAGCAACTAATTTATGTATTAATATACTTATATAGTTCCTACTAAAACCATGATCTTTTAGCCTAGGAAATAAATTATCTAGTATCTCACTAAATTCTAAACCATTTATTAATTCCGGTGACTTATCAATTATTTTCTTGATCCGGCCTTGACCAGAAGTTTCTTTCATAATATTTTATGCTTTAAAAGTCGAAGTATTCCCATTCTTTTTTACTAAATATGCTTCAAAGTCTACATCTGGATATTTTTTTGAGAGAGACATAAAAGAATTTAAATTTTCTTTAGAATCATCAAACAACCTAATTCTTTTATACATCCCTGACTTTAAATATTTTTGAAAAATAACTTTTTTATTCTTTGCTGCAGAACCTAAATTTAAATTTCCTGCTCGTTCTACGTATATCTTATCGATATCTATTCCATGGGCTCTGAATGTATCTAAAAAAGTATCCCTGTCGTCAAAATCTGATCTCGCAGTAGCCATTATAACTTTAGAACCTCTCGGTATGGCATTTTTTACTATAGCCTTAGCCTTTGCAATCATCTTTCCAATTGGTGTAGAAGTTTGTCTAAAAAGCTTTGCTGATCTGAACTCCCCAAAATCAAACTCTTCACCCGCTTTGAGTTTATATGTATTAAACTCTTGATTATTTAATGTATGAATAATCTCATCATTCTTTTTTACAAAGACCTTTGCCTTTGTATGAAAAAGGGTATCATCTATATCAAAAATAGTTAATCCCTTATTCGCTGATTCTTCCAGATATTGTAAAAAAGATTTCATTATTGATCGCGGTTAACTCTCGCATCAGAACCCTCTTCTATTGCGCGGAACATATCTTGCAACATTGGGGGAATCCTTCGCATATTAGATTGCTTACCAAACTTCTCCATATAGTCTTCGTAAATTTGGGCTAATTTATTTTTATACCGATCTGGACTTTTTTCAATGCATTCCATCAGAGCATCTGTTAATTTTTCTGACCATTGAGATCCCTCTTCTAATGGTTCAGATTGTTTTGTAAAAATAGGTCTCATTGGTCCCAATCCTTTTCTGCGGTGAAATTTATTCTACTAAATTCCATCCGGTTAACTAATTTTAAACCCTTTTGATTATCAAAAGTATCAATAGCTACAAAACCTTCTGGCTTAGTTACTTTATAACCATATGGTGTTCTTATAAAGGTTTTTGTTATACCTTTGACTTCTTCTAACTTCTCAACTATAAAAAGTTTTATATTGTTTATTAATGACATTAATCGAAATATGATCTCTATTTGATCCATGGAACCGTTTAAGGTTTTCATATATCCATCAACAGTCATTTGTTTTCTTTGCCTACCTCTTTCAGACTTTAACTTCCCAACCTCTTTCTGCATTTTATTCTCAATCCATTTAACACAATCTTTTGCTGATTTTTTATAATTGTCAACAAATTCGCCTTCTCTAACTTTTGTGTTCATGAAAGTTTTAATGTGTGTTCTAATAATATTATCTTTTGATATATTATCTAAAAATCTTCCATTAACTTTATTAAAATCTTTTCCTAATTCGGAAAGCATTTTAGTAACTTTGGTAGTATCTGATTCAGTAAATGTCGCGGTCCCACTTAAATCAGTAAAGTCGGCATTAACTGCCCAAACATCTTTATGTGATGACCATTGATTTATATCTGCTCCAAATTCAGCTTTAAGATCAGTTAAGTCTTCTTGCCCCGCTGTTCTATATGTTGTATGAAAAACAATCCCAACTTCTGCGGCAATAATTTGTTTAGCCAATTCAGTATTTAAAGGAACCGCATATGTTATAGTATTAGGTGTAAAAGTAATACTCTTTTCATTATCAATTGTCTGTATCTTCTTTTCTTTATTGGTGGTCCAAAGAACATCGCCTTGAAAAATATTACCTGGAATATTTAACTTAGGTAAGTGTTCTAATAAAGCACTCATTTTAGGATGAAGTGGACTTCCAACAAAGTGTTCGTCTATGTCCGATTGAGTAAAACATGGACGCCTCATCGATTTATAATCAACGAAGAATTTACCATTAGGATGAATGCCTGCGCATATAGCGGGTGCACCATCCCATTTAACTGTAACATTAACAGCTTCTCTATTATTACCAGCCAACATATCTCTTAGTGATCTTAAAAAATTAATAGCACCTCTAGTACCATTAACACCACCATTCAACACCTCATCTTCGAGATGTTCCATATGAAGATTTTTTCCTGAAGCTTCTACAAGAAACTGCTTATAAGATTTCATCAAATTACTTTATTTCTAATATTTTCTTAAAGTTATCTATGGCCGTTTTAATTGCTGTTTTTTCATTCTGGGATAATTGACTATTTGTTAAACCTGTAAATCCTCCCTTTGGAGAAAGTCTTCCAGCTTTGGTGTTATCACCTTTATAATATGAGTCTAAAGCTTTAACAATTGCTATTTTGTTTTTATCGGTATTGTGATTCGTAACTCCGATGATGGGCTTCAGTTTCTTAAGAACAGCTGTAAATGCTCCACCCGGCAGCGCCTTTCTTGCCTCACCTTTTGAGTCGGTTGTATATGCTTTAATAGATGAAAGATAAGGTGACATCGCTGCTCTTACTTTAACATCTGCAAGATTTAAATTTGGAGTAATTTGAGAATATCCTTTATCTATTAATTGTAATCTCGGCACATATTGGTGATAACCCATCTGAGTCCAAGACACATCCCAATCATAATCAAATGGTCCTTTATTGCCTGATTGTAATTGATAAAACTTTGCGCCTGCTGCGCCGGCTTTCCCTGCAATTGCACCGCCCTTCAAAGTTTGTGGATTAAATAAAAATATAACATTATGTCCTTCTTTAGCAGCATATGCGTCTATACCATTTGCAACCCAAGTATGCATAAAATCATTAACGTTTGTTTTACCTTGCTTAACACACTTGAATTTTAGGGTTCCTTTATATGATGTGCACATTTCACAAATAGTATCCCACATACTATTAATATCAACATCCGACATTTTCTTTGGTGCTGTAGAAAGCAGTATAGAAGCTTCATTCAATGACGCGGCTAATTTTTCTGCTGCCATAGAACCACCACCTTCTCCTTTCTTGAACTTTTTACCTAACCCTAATTCTTTGTATTCGTCATCGGTCAAACTCAATCCTGCATCCTCGCATTGGTTTTTAAAATATGCAAATGCGGTTTTAAAATTGGAGTCTCCTCCCCAACCGGCTCCGGCACTTCCTGCTTTTTTCATTTCAATCATCATCTTTTCCTTTGGCCAATGAACATCACCACCCGTTCCTTTTTCTCCACCCTTCCTTCCACCAATATGACATAATATAAGTGCCATCTCTCCACCACCTACAGCTCTACCACCCATTGCTGGTTCCCAAGACCAAAACCACTTATAAATTTTTTCTAGTAATGGTTTAGCAGCACCTTTTGCATCAATATATGCTGGGCTATCCATTTCAATAAATTTCTTTTGTGCATCTTCCATTAATCCTTTTGTATTAATGGCTTGACCATTTTGCATTTGTTTAACTAAGGCTATTCCGAATCCGGGTTCATCTGTACTATCTAATATTTTTTGATATAATTGATCTGCAGCAATAGCCGCTTTAGAATCTGAATTCGGATCCATATCATGATCTTTAAATAACTCTCTACAAGTTTCTCTAAGCATAGGAGCACTAATAGATTGATAAATCGCTTTGACTCTATCTTTATCCATTTTTTGCATTCGTGGTAACATATTCTTAATCCTTTCATAATATTCTGTATCTTCGTTTAGATCAACGAATTTTTCAATATACTCTCGGATCAGATCTATCATTTCACTGATACGCTGATTTTCTTTAATATGTTCTACAGTAAGATATGTCTTGAATCTTCTCATTTAACCTCTTATAGATGTTTCATTTCCCAAGAACCTTTTACCCATTTGTCCATTAATTTCTGAACTTCTTTGGCCATAGCTTTGAGTGTCTTGGTATCGGAACTTTCCATGTCGGCATTATTACGAGCCCATCTCGCAATACTGTTTGCACGTTTAGCAACGTCTTCCATTGATTTTACAGCTAACTGACTTACGGCAGCTTCTGCTAGAACTTCGTTGGCAGTTTCGTGCAAATTCTTTATATTGTCCATTAGTTTCTCCTCAAAAAAGTAGTATGATCTTATTTATTATTTTTAAGATAACCGTATTTCTTTTCGGTTAGATTCGTGAACTTTTCAAATATTTTTCGGTCTTTTATTTTAGAATATCTCATAAATGCCTCACATTGTGTTTTTGGCTTGGCATAAAGAAACATATCGAAGGCTAATTCTGAACTATATGCATCTATTTCAAACGGGCTAGAAAAATAATCCTCATAATCATTTTGTGTGTCTCCGTTATCGAATTGTAAAGAATGTGTTAGTTCATGTATAAAGGTAAGTGTGAAATGTTGTTTATATTTTTTCCAAGTTGATTCTGGTACAAATAATTGCTGTGTATACATCTCTGGAGATAGGTTAACTGTTATCTCCAATTCTGATTCTGAAAAATGTTCTTCCGGAACATTGGCTGCGCCATCAAAAGTCATATCATATAATGCATGATCTTTATCTTTTCGTATGGTAACGTAACATGAGAACCCCAAATCCTTTTCCAAAAGACTTTCCATTTTATTAGCACATGCATGCCAATTTCTAATATAACGATTAGATTTCAAATTATAAGCTTTTTTAAATTCTTTAAAAACTGGGTCTAAACAACTTAATGAGGCTTTAACAAATTCTAAATCATTCATATTGAAATCCACCGAAGTCTGCTTTGTTTCTCATCCTATTACCTGTAGATGTATCAAATAATGGTTCATCATCTTGTCCGCTATCTGATATATCCTCCTGAGCTTTTTGTTCTACATCATATAATCTCATTTTACTTCTATCTACTCCTATTATGAACTTTCTATATGATGTAGGATCATTATATCTGTTTTTTAATTGTTTTACAAGCAATTGATTCAATTCTTCCATTTCCTCAGAAGATATAAGTGCAAACATAAAATCAGCCGTTGCTGGTAAACCAAAACTCTCAGAAGTATCTTCTAATCCAATATCGGTACTTGTAAATCCTGTTCTTGTTGTTTGAGTTGCGGATACAATTGGCACATCATATTCTACAGCTAATCCTCTCAGTTCTTCTGCAATGGATTTAATATAGGTGTACGAATTAACATTAGCCCCCGCCTTTATTCTAGAAGAAGTACATATATTCAAATAATCTATGAATATTATATCAGGAACGAAATTACGTTTCAAGTTTAATTCACCTAATAAGTTTTTAAAATGCATAGCACTGGCAGATGCAGTAGGATATTCCTTAATAATCACCTTACCTTTAGTTTTCCCTTTGAGCTTATCAATTTTCTTTTTATACATATCTCTTGGAATTTCTTCTAATTGACTCATAGGAATATCTAAAAGATTTGCATCTATTCTTTCAGCGATCCTTTCTTCAGCCATCTCCAACGTAATATACAATACATTTTTATTAACTGAAAGTGCCGCGGCCGCTTGATGACACATGAATAAAGATTTACCTACACCGGTGCCTGCTAAACAAATATTTAAAGTCTTCTTAGGTAACCCGCCTTTAGTGATCTTATTAAACATCTCAAGATCATACTCAAGTTTTTCTTCTACCCTATGATAAAATTCAAATCTATTTTCAGCGTCTTCAATAAAATCATGACCGACATGTGGATCGAATGAAACAGCCAATGCATCTGATAAGACAGTAGGAATTGCTCCTTTAGAAAGATGTGTCTTTTCATTACCTTCAAGAATAGCAATAGCATTTACTACAGCATTATATATTGCTTTATCTTGACAAAATGTTTCTGATTGTTCTACAAGCCAAGGTGTGATATCTGTACTCTCTGGCTTATTTAAGGAATGGATTATTTCACTAGATTTAGTATAGTCACTTTCATGAACACCATCTAGCTGATCTAGATCGATTGATAAACTTTGTTTGGTAGGAAGATCGTTATGCTTTAAAATATATTCTTGTATTAATTTAAAGACCATCCTTTCAGATGTATCTTCAAAATATTCAGCTTTTACATAGGGAACGACTTTACGTGAAAAATTCTCATTGTGTATTAAATGTGATAGTATCAGTCTCTCTATCCTCTCCAACGATCCCGTCATTAGTTTTAATCTCCTTATTTTCTTCTTTTAATGTTTCTATGTGTCTATCCCACAATAGTTTAACTAAGATTTCTCCGATCATATATTCAAATTCAACACCTTCTTCATCAGAATGTTCAACGTCTTGTAATTCAGGTGGAACTGAGACAACGTCGTATTCATATTTCGCATTACTTTCTCCCTCTTCATCCGGAGGTGCTATTTGAAACTTACCATATTTTATAATAGTTCCTTCAAAAGGGCCCGTTTTTAATTGAACACACATTTGCTCAACTTCATCGGGAAATTCCGGATGAGGAACTAAACTATAATAACTATCAATTCTGTCGTAATCTTCTTTGGTTAATTCATTAGTCATTCAGGAACCCTCGCAATCATTATATCTTCGTGAACATCCCAAGCATGTCCTTTATCAGCCTTTTTGACTTTAGTATCTCTTCCACTTCTATTGAAAGGCACTTTCAAATGTTCTGCGGTGTTTCGTAAATTCCAAAATTGATAATGTAATTCCAATCCAGCATCTAACATTACTTGAGGCATCCTCATACACACAGGATAAAATACACCTTTGTGATATGCATTGCCTAAAATATTAGCTATATAACCACCCGGTTTTACTACACGACCGCATTCAACATAAACCTTCTTTGCTTGTTCTAAAAACTCATCGAATGATTTTCTGTTTTCCATACTGGCATCTGTTTTCGATTCTCCAAAAGTCCAACTATCAAACCAAGGAAAAGACATTATCAACAACTGCACGCTATTATCCTCCATTGGTATTTCTTCTGCTGATGCTGGAACAGCTGATGGCATTTCACCACCAACATAATTGCGCCATCGTTCTTCGAATAATCTTACGCGATCTGAATTTAAATCACTTCCTCGCACATCTCTGTTTAGTTTATGTCCAACATATAAAGTAGTTCCTGTACCCATCATAGGATCATAAACTATATCCCCTTTATCAGAATATAATAAAACAAGATTTTCAACAACGTGTGGAAATGTTCTTCCTGTAAGTTTTATAGATTTTAAAAATGGATCAGTCCTATATTCGTGTAGTTGTTCTGTACTTGGTATCCAGACAGATGTTAAAATTGGTTTTCCATTTTCATTAAATGCGGGCCTTGGGATATTGCGTGCTCTATTTTGCCGCGTTTGTTCAGCTATACTTAAATCACTTGTTCTAGATGTCTTCAGATCTTCACCTAAGACTTCCATAAGTCCATTAGACATTATTACTCCTCATTATCATTTTGTGTTTCCGATACCCATTGCATTGTTTCTTCTTCTCCAGTCCATCTAGCAGAAACTATTGGGTAAATATTCCAAGCTCTAAAAACCGCTTCTTCACCTCCACGACAAATCATTTTAGAACCATCTTCTAATGTTAATTCCACTACTTTAACTTTCTTTACTATCATTTTCAAGAGTTAAGTCTTCTTCTATTCCCATTTCACCATATAAAAATTCTTTTTTAGCGACATCATCAATCTGATCGAGAATTTCTTTTGTAAAATATTTTGTAGGATTTTTTAAAACGGATTTCAAAAATACTTTTTCACCATCCGGCATTTCTAATCTAGTTGAAACCTTTTTAAAGATTCCATACTTCTCAGCTAATTCAGCTAGTCCATAATATCTATTCAATCCCTCTTTAAATGTAAGAAGGACATCAACCATTTTATGTTCTTTTGTAAGTCGGGATTTATATGTTCTACAATGAACTATATTCCCAATTACCTCAGTGCCATCTTTTTCTTTTTTCTTAGAAAGAAAAACAATAGATGAAGCAGCATAGTGTAGGCCGGTTCCCCCACCCATTATTTTTTGTGGAAACAGTGTTCCTATTTGATCATATGTGTGATTGGTAACAACAAGGGGAACCTTCGCTTTACCACCTAATAGAGTGAGAACTCTAAACGTTCCTTTAACCATTTGTGCTCTGGTCATATCTCTAGTATCTTTACCGTCACTAACATCTTCCATTTCTTTAGTGGTAGATAGATTGCCTAATGAATCAAGGCATATCATCATTGGCGGCCGATTCTTTTCAGGTTCTTCTAAATGTCTTTCTAAAACTTTCGTTGCTTGTGTCCTGAATTCCTGAACTGTTGCAACAGGTAAGATAACCATTCTAGACGAATCAATTCCTCTTGATTCTATCATATCTCTAGTTAAGGCAGATTCACTTTCAAAATATATAACCCCACCAGTAGGATTATCTGCGAGAAACTGTCTGACGCAACCCAATACAAAAAAGGTTTTTCCAGTAGAACTTTCACCTGCGAATGCTGTAATCTTGTTAGAAGGTAGCCCACCGTAAATACTCCCTGAAAGTAATGCGTTTAAAATATATGAACCTGAATCAATAAAACTTTCTACATCGCCTGCTTCAACACCATCCTTCACAATTGATCCGAACTCGTTTGAAGTTACTTTTAACATTTCTCCGAAATAATCACTCATATCACCTTTCACTTAATCATTATATAAACTTCTATTATAATATAACCAATAAAAAAAATCAAGACTTTTTAATGTCAATTTTACCAGTGCCAGGGTCATATGAAACTTTTACTGTAAATTCTATTGGTAAGACTGTTCCGTCAGCTTTAATGACGGGCAATTTTCCTTCTACTGCACCCTGTAATGCTGATTTTGCATCTTTAAATGCATGCGCGGGATCTTCTTTAATAATTTTATCTAAAGCTTTTTTTGTATCTTTTGGTAGGACATCATTTATCATTTTATCCACATGTTCTTTTGCTAAGTCTGTGGCTCTGTCAACTACTAATCCAGAAATGACATTAAATAATCCAATTGCTAAGGGCATCATAATATTCCTTTTTAATTAATCTGTTGTTCCCAACTCTGTTCGATATTGTGTTGAGCTAGTGTCTGTTTAAAATATTCATCGGTGGTAATTGGGGAATGTTTATCCGGGTCGTTTGTAAAATTCTTAATTAATACATTATAACCAGGATCTATAAAATAAGGCATTGAATAACGAGATTTTGCATGAACTGTATTAACAACCCTATGATTGGTTGACTTTAATGTATCATTAGACCATCTTTGAAACATGTCTCCAATATTTAATACTGTTGAATTTTTTATTATAGGAACATCAATCCATTCATCCGTTTCTCTATCCTGTACTTGTAGACCACCAACATCATCGAAACGAAAGAGTAAAGTAATAGAACCATAATCAGTATGTTCTCCTCCAGACTCATGTTCCTCTTGCCTCTCATGCGCTGGGTAATGAAACATTCTCATATTAACATAACCACTCATATGCTTATCTATTAAATATCCTTTTTTATGTTTGAATATACTTTCAAACTTATTGAAAAATTGATAAGATAGACGTTGAGAAATCTGAAGGATAGATTGAGCTAATGATTTAAACTTTGGAATTTCTGTAGGCCAATATTGTTCTTGCATTCTTGCTGGTTCAATCCAATTATATGATTCTTTCGAATCACCATCTCGACTCTGAATATATCCCATCTCACCCCAGCCTGCGCGACATGTTGATGAACCCTTTACTCCATTATATACATATTTCTTTTTCACATCTAATGGTAATTGAAAGAACTCTTCTGTAAGATATTTCCAGTCTTGGAATTCCGATAACCATTCATCATAAACATTAGTGAATACTGCGAATCCCGCAGTTGTATAAGCATTATACATTTGCTCTTCACAAGAATCACTTTTAAAATTAATTATCGGAACCTGAAATGACATTTTTCATTATTTAAATTTCAGAAAGGGGGCCGAAGCCCCATTTCTTAAGTGTTGTTACTTAGAATAAATTCCCCAGAGAACCCAGATGGCCACTAAACCAACTAATCCTTCTGAACCAAGGGATTTAACTAAAGAGGTAACTGAACCGATGACGTCGAGGCCAATAAAAGGTACAGCTGCTCCAAAAAGAATTTGAAGAACCACGCCTAATGCTATTAGCGCGAGTCCTGCTTCTGTTAGGCTTTTAATCCAACCTATTGCTTGATCTAACATGTGTTATGACTCCATTATTGTTAGGATTGTTTAAATAGTGTTAGCGGAGCACTCCACCAAGATTCCCAAGGAAAATGTATCCAAAGTTTCTCAGTATCTTTAGCGACTTCTCTAACATAGTAATGAGGTTTAAAATCTACCTCATTATTCCACCAGAGTGATGCAAATCTTACGTCACACTGAAGTTGTAAAGGCGTGTTTTCTCTCGGCCCGTTTATATATTGAGATATGCGCTCAAATGTTTCACCACTATCGCATATATCATCTATAATTAATACCCTCTTATCTGTCTTCCTTGGCAGATAATCTTCCCATTCGGGAAAATCTCTAAGAGCGCTTTTCACAGGCTTAAACGGTTTTTTTAACCAGTGAGACATCATAACGCCTGGAGTTAAACCTCCGCGGCTCAAACCGACGATAACGTCAGGTTCAAACTTATCCAATGTAATGTCACGACAGAGCTGATTTACATCCAAACACATTTCCTGCCAGCTATACCATAGTTTTCTCATGTCCTTCATAACAAACCTTATTACTTATTTATCATACAAAAAACGACTCTAATGAGCTAGTTTTTTCTGGTGACCATCCAATTACTTTTAAAATTTCATTCAATGGACCTCTAAAAGACTTCTCAAATTGCTTTTCATAATCAATATAATCATGTAGCCCAAATTCTTCAGGTAAACCTTCCATCATAGCGATGACACTATCCCTGATAGGATTGGGCTGTATTAAATAGACAAATTTAATCTTTTCACCCTCTTGAATAAAAGGATGTTTTTTATGCAACTGCTTCTGCTTTAAATAGTGATTATATAAGCGAGTTGCTTTTACGTGCACAGGTGTCCCTTTACCGTAAATATCTTTACCACCATTATACTTTTCAATTCCCTTGACTGATCTAGGAAACGCAATATTTTCGATAGGTTCTTTTTCGAACTGTTCTCTAAAATCCGCGATGAATTTTTGAATGGCTGCCTCATCTTGATTAATGATAATATCAAAAGACTTTTTCAACTTATCTCTACAAGATGTTGGCGTTGAGGATTTAACAGATTCGATCCCCATAACTTTAAGTCGTGGATTAGTATATCTCACTCCTTCATTATCATGGACATTAAGAATATAATGTTTCTTCCCTGTCCATATTCCTTTGTCAGCTAGACATTCTCTTTTCATAAACATCTTCTGATCAAAAGCATTTGTATAATTTGCGAGATCCGCATATCCATTATCAATCACTCCTTGGAGCTTCTCTTCACATACCTTATCTAGAAAATTAATAACTTTTGTGGGATCTGGATTTTCCGGAAATACTTTTTCTACTAACTTCCCTAAAGTAATATAGAGGGAATCAGTATCCGATGCGAGTACATAATCTTCTTCTTCTGTCTCCATAACTTTATTAAGATAATTATTGACCACCGATTCTGCCCAACGAATACTGAGTTGCCCCCCTAATGTAATAGCTTCAGATATTCTCAAATCAAAGAATCTAAAATATGGATTCCCGAAAGCACCATAAACACTATTAAGCATTAACTTCATAGCTGTTTGTTTATTGCCAAAGGAATCTGCTTCTTTTTTTAATTTTTCTATTTCATCTGGATCAGTCGCTTTCTCTAATTTCTTCTTAGCCTCAATCATCTTCTTTTTAAAGATGACGCGATTATCATACTTCTCTTGCATTATTCTAGGCAAGAATCCTTGTACATCTTTTCTGAATCCTTGTCCATTAGGAGCGATGATAATATCTTTATCATAATATTTGTTTAAATCTATTTCCTTATGCAATAAAGAATCGACTCGACATGGCTCTGTAACACCTGTTAAAATAGTATCAGGACTAACATTGTATTGCATGATTAAATGAGGATATAGACTATTTAAATCGAAACTAACAACCCAATTATGTAAGCCTGCTTGAACCTCTTTTACATACGCGCCGGTGTAAGCCGCATTTTTTGTATTATCTTTTTTAGGTGGTACTATTATATTTCTATTCATTAGATCATTTGCAAGAATCACTTCCCACATCATAACCATTCCAAATGTATCTTGATAGTTAACCTTTGCTTCATAAGCCAGTGCAACCACCATCTCTATTAATTTTTTCTTTTCTTCTAATCGTTCTACTAACTGAGTATCTTTAATATTATAATCGATAAACAATTGATAATTCTCTTTATACAATGTATGAAGGTTTCCATATTCTTCGAAAGACAATTTCCTTTCACCTAATTCAACGGAAGCAATATAATCTAATCTATAGCTTTCTGATGGTGGTGAATTCCTTCTGTATACATCTATATAATCAATTACAGATATTCCAATAAGATCATGAAAGATTGTTTCTCTACCTCTAAAAGTTGTTGATCGTTCATTAACCATTCTCCAAGGCGATAATCTTTTAACAGTCTTTTTATCAAATAATCTACTAGTTCTATTAACCAAATATGGTATATCAAATCCCTGAATATTCCATCCCGTAACAATGTCTGGTGCTAACTTTTCCCAAAATGAAAGAAACTCTTCAATCAAATGATTCTCATCTGCACAATGAAAATATTCAACAGCGGGGTTTGTATTATTGTATTCACCACATCCAAACACGTAATATTTTCCTTTTGCTCCAACAGTTATTGCTTGTATCTCTTCAGAAGCGGGTATTGGATCTGGAAATCCATGTTCTGAGGCAACCTCTATGTCAATACTAGCAACTATTAATTGTGAAAAGTCATAATCAATTCCCCTATCCTTAGGGAACTCATCGTAAATATAACTATATCTCCAAGCAGTCATTCCGTAAATTTGGAAATTTTCTACCCCATCATACTTACGAATAAAGTCTCTTGTTTCTTTTATTGTGCCTGGTTTGATAGGTGCTAATGTTTTACCATCAATAGTTTTAAACTTTGATTTTTCTTGAGTGGGGATATATACTGTGGGATGATATTCAATACGATCATCGAAACGTTGACCATTTTCATATCCTCTCACTAAAACATGATCACCGACTTGGTGTACATTTGTATAAAATTTCATTTTTGGAAGTAGTCGATTTTACTGTAGTCTAGTTTATGCCCGTAAGATTCTAATTTCTTTCGTGTCCATAATATCTGATCATCAATCTTGCTCCTACCCCTATATGCTCCAATCAGATAAAGAAATTGAAGATATATTAAAAGAGGAAGTATTAATAATCTGTTCATTGAATTAATCCTGGCTTGTAAACAGTTTTTCCTTTAATTCTCAAAGCAGTATTAATCTTTTTGCGATTCTGGCCATTTGTTTTATAAGAGCAATGTACCCAACCGCTACTAGGTTCGCCTTGAGTATAAAATTCTAAAATTAGTTGATCAAAATCTAAATTGTCTCTAACCCAGCATGCTAATTTATAATTACCTATCCTGGAACTTTCAAAGTCAGCTGCTTCACCAAAACAATGTTGACTTGTCTTAGATCCACCAACTGCCTTATTCAAAGCAAGCCCTCTATAGCCACTATTCACACGCAGTGGTCCGAATTCATCTCTTGCCGGTTGTAAAATATGATTTGCAACATTTACGAGGTTAACTAAAATCTGTGCAGAATCGGGCATATTTGATATTCCCATTCTTTCTGCTGTTGAACTTTTCACAAGTTCAGGAAGAGTAAAGTTAGGTGCGACTCTAATATCTTCATCCGTATTTAATAACTTTATTGCGCTCATTGTAAATTCCTATTGTATAATTATAGTTGAAAACAACTGAAATGTCAACTATAAAAGAGGGTTTGTTAAACATAATTCTATATGCATATTTATAACGCACCCTCTTTTGGATTTACGATATTACTTCGTAACAATAGGGATCTGCTTTGATTTCTTTTCCTCAGGAACAATTCGTTCTAAGGCAATGGTTAGCATTCCACTATCTAATTTAGCGGCTTTAACTACCATATCATCAGCAAGAGTCCAGGACCTCTTAAAAGAGCGTCTGGCGATTCCCTGATGAAGAAATTCTTCTTCAGATTTTTCCGTTTGACTTGAAATAGTCAACGTTCCATCTTCAACATTTACCGAAAGGTCCTTTTCGGATAATCCCGCAACAGCAACTTCAAGAGTATAATCCTCACCATCCTTTTTAAGATTATAAGGTGGGTATCCTGAATTAGGAATAGTGTTACTACACTCAATGAATCTATCAAATAGATTATCAAAACCTACTGATCGACCTAATGCTTGTTCTAACTGTTTATGGGTGGGAAACATGGAAAGTGCGTTAGTTGTTAACATATGTCCTCCTTCTTTAAGCAAAGACGTTAATAAGATCATCGAGAACCCTTACGCAAGCAATTCTCAATGTTGTATTAAGAGAAGATTAGTCTCTCCAACCTTCTCCTGCTATAAAATGTTCAAATCTATGTTTGAACACAATCCATAATAAGTGTATTATGGAGTTGGCACTATATGTTCCACATTCGTCAAACTCTGTAGTGCCGGTTTCAGGATCAGTTATAACTTCTTCAAAAACTTCTAAGTCAAAACTGTGCCCTACTACTTTACGTCTCATTTGCCTGTACTTCCAAAACCACCATCACGGCTGGTTTTCTGTTTAGGCGGAGACTTAATTTCTTCTATATTATAATGTAAATCTCTCACAAGTTCTCCTTGTGCGATCCTATCACCATTATTTATAACGATCGACTGAACATCTGATAAATTAACCACGGGAATGAATAATGGTTCAACATAATCAGAATCTATCACTCCTTCGCAATTAATAAAACTCATTCCTTGTTTAATCGCTGTTCCGGATCTTGGATGTATTCTTACTGAATGTCCAGGTGGTATATCTAAAATAATTCCTGTCGGCACTAAGACTCTTTGAAAAGGATGTATTGTTATATTTTTATCGTGTCTTTCAATAAAATCTTTTCTATTATCATTCCAAAACCTACATCCTATTTCCGGTGTATAATATGCATGTATATCAAAACATGCTGAACCTTTTGTGGAAAATACTGGAAGCTTTACGTCTGGATATAATTTATGGGCTTTCAAACTTAATGTCGTCATGTTTTTTATTACCTATATTATATTTCGCAACTAAATCCCATTCATCTTTCTTTTTGAAAGATATAATCTTTAATTGATTAATTGGAACTACGTTATCATCATTAATTTTTTCACTATCAACTTTCTGAACCAGATCCCATTCGGCTAATAAATTGACTATTGTATTACGCCTTGCGGCATCATTATCCGAAAAATTAGATGGTTTTCCATCTAACATAAACAATTCTTTAAAATGAACGATGTAATATCTGGCTTGTTTATGAAGTATATGACAAGATTGATATAATATCTTATCCTTCTTAGAAGCCACACCTATTCTAGTTAGTGTTTCCTTTACCTTTAAAAAATCATCGGGCTGTTTCAACTTGATTTCGACTAGAGATTCTATCTCTACACTCATTGTTCTCCTTCAATCCACCTGTAAATAATTCTTGCCTAAGATTATTCAGATCCTCATCACTGAAGATATCAACAACCTCTCGCGCTTTCTGAAGGCTGTATCCATAATGTTCAACGATAAGATCTATGGCTTCGTACTTTTCAGCTTTGAGCCATCGACCAAATCTATTCTTGGGTCTGATAATATTTAGCAAATAGTGGTATTGAAGCTTGCTATCCAGATAAGTTCTAATATTCATCTCATTAGCTTGGAGAATCGTATCGAAGTTAAAACTTAAAGATCGATTAACGAGAAACGGTTTATATTGACTTTCTAATTGATTATCTATATCGTCTTTCAATAAATCTTTCTTCTTGTAATTAATATCATTTACAAAGTCAAAGGGGTTCATTGCCATTGTCCTTCTACCATGATTTCAATTAAACATGCTGTAAGATTTATGTCTTGATCGGCCGCGAATGCACTCTTATATTGATAATCAGCTAATAAGAGTATTACGGGTGGTAATGTATTAGGTGTCAAATGCTCATGTAAATTATCATATAATTTTCTATATACTGTCCTAGCATCTGTATGACTTGTGTCAACCACCCATTTACGTACCTTTGTGAAGTTCTTTTCTTTTAACGCGTTAATAAGCGCATTAAAATCGCTATCTGAGAGCAAACTGAGGATTCCACTATCAATCTGTCCACTACTACTATAACGCTGTAATTCATTTAATGTTCTTCTAAAATCAGGATAATACTTCATAATGAGTTCAACAACAACCTTTTCGTTAAACTCAACCTTATTCTCATTAAGAATTGTTGTGATTCTCTCTAATAACTGTTGCGCTATCTTAGGAGATTCTTTTTTATCTACCTTAAATTCAACCACCGAACATCGAGAATGAATAGGATCGATAATTCTATTAAGATAATTACATGTGAAAATGAAACTACAGTTATCAGCGAATCGCTCAATAAAGCCACGCATTGCTGGTTGTGTAGATTGAGGATTCAAATAATCAGCCTCATCTATAATAACTACCTTGCGACCACCAATCAATGAAACGCTGCTGCAATAATTTTCTAACTTAACTCTTAATAAATCAATACCAGATTCCTGAGAACCATTGATAATCAAATAGTCTAAGCCGATCTCTTTACACATTGCCTTCGCAACTGTAGTCTTCCCCATGCCAGGTCCACCACATAAAAGAAGATTCGGTATATTACCTGAAGCTACATAAGATTCAAACGGTTCTTTTAGATGTTCTGGTAAAATACATTCTGATACCTTTTGTGGTCGGTATTTTTCTACCCATAATATATTATCTGCCATAATCCTTATGTTGTTTGTTCAGTCGCAATCCAATACTCAAGTTCTCTACTGATATTTTTAAAATGTCCTAAGCCTTTATCTGATATCTTAACATCATAAGACCCTTTCAAAAGTTTAAGATTTTCTAGTTTGAAAATCATTCTAAAATTGGCATCCGAAGGTCCTAAATCGACTGCGTAACTATCCACAGATGTCTTAGAATCATTCGCTTGAACTTTAAGTTTTCCGTCGCTTGCTACTACCGCGATCTCAGGTAAACTCATTACTCCTGCTGCCCTCATTATTGCAATGAAAAACTTTTCATCTAATCTAAAGTCTGCATCTTCAGATGGCAATTGAATATCCTTCGCGAGAATCTTTTTCTCATTTTCAAAGAGACTCATATTTGCGAATTGATATTCAGCAACAGAATCACCAGCTTGAAAATTATTTGCATCAACACTGGATTGAACGGTGACTGATTTTTCACTAAACTCAAATTGTGGTTCTGTGAATAAAGAAAGCACTCCTAAAAATTTATTCAAATCATATATAGCAAAATCCTGAGGAAAGCTTTGGTTGAGTTTAGCTTTTGCTAAAACATTTGTTTGTTCACTGACTGTCTTAATTGTGTCTCCAGCTTCGATAACCAGGCTCTGATTAATCTCAGCAAAGTTCTTCAATACTTCGATAGTCTCATTATGTATAATCATTTTATTCCTATATATGGTTGGGGCTTTCTGTAGGTGATGTTTTTAATTTAGTAGTTTTCTTATTTTTATCTTTTCGCTTTTTAGACGCAAGAGCCCTCCTATCCTTTCTATTCATCCCTTGCGATGATAACTTCTTTTTACGATCTTCTAAGAAAGGTCTACTCTCAGTATCATATCCGTGAGCGGCATATTCTAATGCGCCCATATCTGGCAAATTACCATTAAACACATATGTTCCAACGTGCTGTAATTTCATCCAAGGACATAAAAAAGTTTTAATGTCGATCTTCTGACATAGTTGACAGAACATATAATCTTCCGAAAGATAACGATCAGACCCTTCAGATTTACCTTCTCCCATCCATTGATCATTATCAATAATGGTGTCAAAAAATGCATGAATATATCTGGAACCATCGAAATGGTCTGATCGATTATGATCTGGTTTATATCGAAACTTAGGATATGCTTTCGCAAATTCTTCTAAAGCTTCTCTCCGAATCATCATAAACCCTGTTCCAATTTCCAAAGCTTCTACGGGTTCTGATAAGGATATTGTTTGTGTTCCGCCAGTTGGATTAAAGACAAAGTCGCCTGTAAATTTCTCGAGGAGCATTGGATTTTCATCGGCTAATCCTTTATCAACAGCATTACGTACCTTTTCCCAAGCAATACACTTCTTAGGATATATGCCACCAACAATTGGTTTTGTTTCATCGCATAGAGCGGCTAATGTTAGAACGTAGTTTGGATCGAAACAAATATCGCTATCAATGAACATGAGATGAGTATATTCTGATCTCAAGAACTCATCGACACAATAATTTCGAGCTCTAGTAATTAATGATTCGTTAAACAGATAAAAGAATTTAAGATCTATTTGATACTTTGTAGCGGTTGTTGCTAAATCAGCACACGCTTTCGTATACATTCCACTGCACATACCACCATACATTGGCGTTGCAACAAATATCTTTTTCTTTCTTAAATCTGCTATTGGTACTTCAATCTGCATTAAACTCCTCTATTATCTCGTTAACTAAACACAAACATACACTATCAACTATTTGTATTGATTATAGCTGATAATGTATATAATGTCAAGGATTAAATTTATTTTATTATGAATTAGGTTCTTCATCGGGTTCAGGGTTTGTCGTACCATCTTGTACGTGCATGCTATTATCCTCTAACTCATCAGGTGTTGCACTAGGATCTACCTTAGTCCAAAGATCCATGAAACCTGTTTTCGTATCATCATCGAATCGATTGATCGAAAATTCGATCGCCTTTTCCTTGTTCTGGAATATCATGTACGATGTGACGATGTTAATTAAACGACGAGTGGAGATAATTTCATCAATCCCACCATCAGCAAATGTCCTGCGAATAACATCAGTCCACTGACACAAATGGTCAACGAATTCATTATCTGTTACTCCATGATTCTCAAGAATCTTATTAACAATTTTCTTCTCGACATGTGTTGGAGGGTAATCTTGTTCGAATGTAATTGGAAAACGATCAAGGAAAGCTTCATTGAGAATGTTTGCACCTATGAATCTTCCATCATCATTACCTTTTCCTTTTGTATTAGCAGTCGCGACAATGTTAAATCCTGGAGATGGTTTTACAAGACGATTAATCTTTTTCAAGAAAATGCTTCCGCCTTCGAGTACTGGTTGGAGACACATGATCTTATTTGAGGCAAGGTCAATCTCATCTAAAAGTAATATTGCACCACGTTCCATCGCAACAATAACTGGTCCGTCTTCCCAAATGGTCTCACCATCTTTCAAAACATAGTGACCTAAAAGGTCATCTTCATCTGTTTCAATGGTAATATTAACTCGAATTAATTCGCGTTTCGTGCCGGCTGCGGCTTCGAAAACCTCTTTGGTTTTACCCATTCCAGATAAGCCAGTAATAAAAGAAGGTACAAACATTCCAGATTTGAATATCTGTATCAATTCCTTATAATAACCTGCTTTAATATAGTTAGGATCTTTTTCGGGAACGAAAGAGATGCTCTCATCTACTTTCTTAATTGTGGTTTCGTGTTGCACTTCTTTAATATCTTTAAGCGCTTTCGGTTTGCGGAACTTATCGCCCCACTTAGCAGCTGGCGCCGTCATATTTTTTCCATAATTTGCAATTGAAAATTGGTTTCGTCCTATTCGAAGTTTACCTAGAAAATTCTGATTAGGCTCAGTGAAATCCAAATCCTCAGCAATCTCATTTATTTGAGAACGATCTAAGATCGTTTGTTCACCGTGTTTGGTTTTCCAGGTTTCAACTATTTGTTCTCTGTTCATCATATAACCTCTCTCGCTTATGATATTATTGTTATTATGTATATATTATACAGCATTCTTATCAAAATGTCAACGGTTTTGTTTGTCAACGATTTCAATCACTTAAAGGTATCTCATTGAAATCATTATGAAACAAAATTGCATTAAGCCACCTTTTCTGCAAATCTCTGAAGCATTATTCGCTTATCCAGCTTTCCTTTTTGAAACTTTTTAAACGCTCGAGCGATCGATGCAGTTGAGTTTGTCTTACTTGTGTCGATTTTTATTCCTTCCTCCATTGCTACAGTTGCGTGTGATTTAATTATATAGAGTTCATCATATCCTCTGTCTTCAACAATTACAAATCCTTCTCGATTATACTGACTTTTTCCTTCACGTTCCCATTCACTCCAGCCGACTTTGCGACCTGCTTCACCAGCTGCTGATGTCAGGAAGAACCCTAAAATATTCGAACCTGTTTTGAATTTATAATAATTGAGAAAGTTTTCCGTTTGCTGAGAACCGTGCGAATCTGTCCACTCAAAAACTTTTTTCGTTTCCGGATCTACCAATTTGATTTTAATTCTATTTTCATCCACATAAGTGTTTATTCGTTTGTTAAACATTCCGTGGTTAGTATCGTAATCCGTCCAAACATTATGTGAGGAATTAGATTCTCCATCTGTAAGAATAATTGTATTAACAATATCCAAATTATTTTCTCTCTGAAACCTTTTAACATTTGCTGTGCTTATCATAATCGCATCATTCAAAGGTGTCCCACAAAGTCGTTGTAATGGCCAGCGGATGTTTCGACCAATTGAATGCCATTCCCATGAAGTTTGAACTTTATTTTCATAACCCCAAGTACTGAAAATCTTATATGGAATCGTTTCGACTGGATCTTTTACATTCTTTCCTTCTACCTCTCTCTTCCACTTCGCTCTCTGCTTCTTTTCATCAACCCACGTTGCACTTTGATAATCTCTATCACATCGTAGCAATGACATCAAAAGATACTCGCGCTGTGCTTTATATTCTTTAGCAGTCATCTTATTGGAAAATATTTCAACCAATTGAGTTCTCGGATCGCCTATTGCCAATGAATCTATAATTGGTTTATAGGGCTTGCCAAATTCCTCTTCTTTAACCTCATTGCCTTCATTATCATGCGCGTAATCGGTGAACGCATAAGCTTCATGTGAGATATTACATTTTCTACAAAAATCTATCAGTTGATATAACTGAATCAATGTTGGCATTATTTTATCATTCATCGATCCTGACCAATCCATCAGAAAATAGAGTCCATGATTCTTACCTTCCGGAACAACAGTGATCTTCTTGAAAATATTATCACAATATTTGTACTTGTGAATATCTGAGAGCGCTATAACACCTGAATTAGCAGTCATTGATCTTTTATATTCAGCCGCTTTCTTTTTCATTTCAAATTCTTTTACCAAATAATTAACAACAGGCTTGTTCTCACTATCTACATATTTTAGATACTGTCTCGCATATCCTATTGATAATTCATATTCTCTATCCCAGAGCTCTTCGCCATCGTTTCTATGATTAGCTATCAAATAATCTCTTCGAGTATCCATAGCTTCCTGAGTTCTTTTCAGTAATGTCTTATAATTAATAATCAACTCCTTAGACTTTAGATCGATCGTCGGTGCATTATAATACACTAAATCCATTGCGTCCTCTGAAATCAATTCAATTTCATTTACACGAAAATTCTTATCTGTTTCTGATTTCGGTTCGCGCTGCCATTTCCAAGGGTCATCTTCATACCATTGATCATACCCTCCCTGCGTACCTGAGGACTGTGTATTTCCGTCTTCATCACCTTCTTCTTCTTTTTTATCTACAGAATCCTGAGGTGCTGTTTGGTTCTCACTTTGCCCTTCTTCATCTTCTTTATTTTCTCCCTTAGATTCTTCTTCGTTATCACAATTATCTACTGGAGCGTTACATTCATTCTCTTCATCTGTTTCCCTTTGCCTTCTCATCCTTTCATCGAAATCCCAATCATCAGAATCTTCATCATCCTCATCTTCTTCATAATATTCTGAATCTGACATATCATCAGTACAGGACATCTGATCTTCTTCATTGTCTTCAGCCCAATTCCAAAGCTCTTCGGTTAACTTTTCAACATCTTCCCAAGTTTCAAGGTCTTCCATTTTTTTAATAAATGGTCTCTCTTCCTCAGAGAACTGAACGTTCTCCAAAGGACCACCTTTAAAATGAATATTGAGTTTATCGATCAGCGATGAAGAATTGATATCAATATTATCTTTCTTGAGACCAAAAAAGTCTCTTTCGTGAACTAATATCTTATATCCTTTAGCCATTGCCTTTCCAGCGCCTGCGAACTTCTTTTTGATCAGTTTTTCGATCCTCGCATCTTCTACAACATTCAAGAATCCCTTATAGTTAGGACCTCTTTTTTCAATAACACTATGCCAACCCTCTGCCGGTGTATTCAACGCATGTCCAACTTCGTGACAGACGAACAAATCATAGACATCACCTTCCATCTCTTTAAGAATAGGCAAAATCAAAGTTCTCGTCTTTGGGTTAAACCCAGCTGTTGGTACTTTAGCATGGCGGACAGATATATTTTCTGACGCCATAAGTTTTGCTAAAATGGATTTTTGTTCCAG